GGAAATATTAAAGATCAGTTTATGACTTTACCTTTTAAAGGACCCGATGCTACTTTACTTCAATTAATGGGTACAGTTGTTCAAGGTGCTCAACGTTTCGCGGCCATCGCTGATATGCAAGTTGGCGATATGAATCAACAAGCTGCAGTGGGAACTACAGTTGCGTTACTTGAAAGAGGTTCAAGAGTAATGTCAGCGATCCACAAAAGATTGTATGTAGGTTTAAAACAAGAATTTAAATTATTAGCAGAAGTATTTAAAACTTATCTTCCACCAGTTTATCCTTATGATGTACCTGGTGCAAGACGTGAAATTAAAATGCAAGATTTTGATGATAGAATAGATATTCTACCAGTTGCTGATCCTAATATATTTTCTCAAACACAGAGAATATCTTTAGCGCAAAGTCAATTACAACTAGCGCAATCAAATCCTCAGATGCATAACCTATATCAAGCATATAGATCTATGTATGATGCGCTGGGGGTAAAAAATGTAAATGCAATTTTACCACCACCTCCGCAACCAATTCCAATGGATCCGGCATTAGAGCATATTATGTCTATGTCACAAAAACCGTTTCAAGCTTTTCCAGGTCAAGACCACAAAGCCCACATTGATGCTCACTTAAACTTTATGAGTTTAAATATGGTGCAAAATAATCCTATGGTTATGGGTGCAATACAAAAAAATATTTTAGAACACATAAGTTTAATGGCTCAAGAGCAGGTTCAAATTGAATTTGTGGAAGAATTACAAGAATTACAAATGATACAACAACAAATGCAACAAATGGGAGCAATGAATCCAGCTATGGGACAAGGAATGATGCAAAATCCACAGATGCAACAACAGCAACAAAGAGTTCAACAAATAACAAACCAAATTGAAGCTAGAAAAGCTCAACTAATTGCTGAAATGCAAGCAGATTATGCTAAAGAAGAAGAAAAAATTACAGGAGAATTTGCTGGTGATCCATTATTGAAGATCAAATCAAGAGAAGTTGACTTAAGAGCTATGGAAAATGAGCGAAAAGAGGAAGAAGGAGAGCAAAGAATCAATCTTGATAAGATGAAAGCGATGATGAACCAAGAACAACACGAAGATAAGCTTGAACAAAACGAAGAATTAGCTCATTTACGTGCAGGAGTGTCAATTGCAAAACAACAAATGGCAGACCAGAGTAAAAGACACGATTTTGGTAGAAATTTTAAAAAAAAATAGGTATAATTAACACAAGGAGTAAACTATGAGTAAAGATTGGCAAAGAGGACAAACTTTTATGAATAAAGACCCTAAAACTGAAAAAGAATTAGGCGTTGGTAAAGACGGCTACCAAACTGGTGGCGTTAATATCTCAAAAGATGTTCCTAATATTGAAGAATCTCAAACGGTTACTGTCAGAGGCACTAAAAGAATGCGTACTGACAAAAAACCTGTTAAAGCAACTTGGTATTAATATGGCTTGGTTTGGTCTAGCAAAGATTGCTTTGCAGGCTGGCACGCACATCTTTAAAAAACGTCAAGAGACTAAGATGGCGATGGCAGATGCACAACATATGCACGCAAAACGTATGGCCGACGGTCAGGCGGACTACCAGGGCAAATTATTAGAAGCCCGACAGTCAGACTGGAAAGACGAGGCAGTTTTGATAATTCTCAGTTTGCCAATTTTGGTGATTTCATATGGGGTATGGGCGGACGATCCGGCAGCTATGGACAAGATAAAAATCTTTTTTGAGCATTTTTCGGCACTTCCGTCATGGTTTACTAATTTGTGGATACTTGTCGTCGCGAGTATTTATGGTATAAAGGGAACGCAAATATTTAGAAACGGAGCAAAAAAATGAGACAAAACGGAGTAAGATCAAATGTTAGATTTCCATATGGAAGTTCTGACGGTATGAAAAAAGGTGGTAGCGTTAAGAAACAGGGCTACAAAGATAGAAAAGATGAATCTATTGCAATGAGAATAAAAAAGAAAAGAACTAAAAAACAATTAAGAGCATCTGCGGATGAGTCTTATGGAAAATTTGGTTCAGCAGCTAAAAAATCTGGAAAAATTAATAGATAATGAGAGGCATGGGTGCTGCATTAAGAGGTGGTGGAAGAGTTGCGGCTAAAGATGGTAAATGGATTCAAAAAGCTGTAAAAGGAATGAGAAAAGATAAACCTTGCACGGGCAAAAAATTTGGAAGCAAATCATGCCCTCCAGGATCGAAAAGATATAACCTAGCCAAAACTTTTAAAAAAATGGCTAAGAAAAGAGGATAATATGGCTAACACAGGAAGAATGAATCTTTTAGAAGAAGTAGGCAGAATAGACGCTGAAAGACCTAATAGAAATAGACGAGCTGAGAAAAAAAGAGTAATCGGTGAATTAAACAAAGGTTACAAATACGGCGGCAGAGTAAAATCTAGAGGGTGTGCTAAAAGAGGATTTGGCAAAGAAACAAAATAAATGTTAAAAAAATGGTGGAATAAAATAATCGTAAGATTATTTGGGAAGAGATGTAAGTGTGATGAAGAAAAATAAGAATGCCTTTTAAATCAGAAAAGCAGAGAAAATATCTCTGGAAAAACAAACCTAAAATTGCAAAAAAATGGACTACTAAGTATGGGTCCAAACCTCAAAAAAAGAAGAAAAAATAATGGATGATTTAGTAATAGTTCATAAATTAAAAAAAAGAATTAACGCAACCTTACAACAAATTGGTGACTCTATGATAACAGGAGGGGTTGACAATATGGAAAAATATAAGTATTTACTAGGACAGGCACAAGCCTATCAAATAATATCACAGGAAATCTCTAACCTGCTAAAAGAGGATAAGGAGCAAAATGACGGAAACGTTATCAACATCGACAAAGGAAGTTCCAAAACATAGGAACGCTTTACAAGAAAAATACAAAGAAGAAAAATCTCACGTTACAAGATTAGACGAAAACAATATTAAAGATGTAGCAGATCAATTACCAGAACCATCTGGTTATAGATTATTGTTATTACCATTTACACCTAAAGAAAAAACTAAAGGTGGAATTTTATTTTCCCAAGAACAATTAGACAAAGCAAGAATAGCTACAACATGTGGTTATGTTTTAAAAATGGGAGATCTTGCGTACAAGGACAAAGATAAATTTGATAAACCTTGGTGTAAGGTAGGAGATTGGGTAATGTTTGCCAGATATGCTGGTTCGCGTTTACCGATTGAAGGTGGAGAAGTGCGAATAATAAACGATGATGAAGTGTTAGGGACTATTAAAGATCCTGAATCAGTTCTTCATTACATATAAACATAGGAAGGAACTATGCCAGAAGAAGAAAAAGTAGATAATTTAATTGATGTAGGCGAAGCTGATCAACAGCCGGCTGAAATTAATTTAGATGATAAGGGTGAACCAGAAAAAGTTGAAGCACCTAAGGAAGAGAAGATTGAAATCGAGAAAGTTGAAGATTCTCAAGATAAAACTTATGAGAATGAAAGAGAAACCAAACTTGATAAAAAAGAAGAAAAAGATGAGTTAAAAGAATATAGTGAAGGCGTTCAAAAACGTATTGCTAAACTAACTCGTAAAATGAGAGAAGCTGAAAGACAAAGAGAAGAAGCTGTCTCTTATGCACAAAACGTTCACAATCAAAATACTGAAATGGAAAGAAGATTATCTAAAATAGATAATTCTTATGTTTCAGAATTTGAAAATAGAGTTAAGACTAGTATGGCCGCAGCTCAATTAGCTCTTAAAAATGCTATTGAATCTCAAGACGTAGAGGCTCAAGTAGCTGCTCAAAAACAGTTAGCAGCCTTAAGTATGGATGAGGCAAGATTAAACTCTATTAAAGTTGCAAACGAGAACAAACCAAAGGAGCGTGAAAGAGAAGTAAATATCACACCACAAAGAACTATCCCTACAGCAAGGACTGATCCTCAAGCTGAAGACTGGGCAAGTCGTAACAATTGGTTTGGTAATGATTCAGCTATGACTTATACGGCTTTTGATATACATAAAAAGCTTGTAGAAGTAGAAGGATACGACCCTCAAAGTAAAGAATATTATGATGAAGTGGATAAAAGAATAAGACTTGAATTCCCCCATAAATTTGATAAGGTAGAGGGCAGTTCTACAGAAAGAGTAAAACCTACTCAGAATGTAGCTTCAGCTAGACGTTCGGCTTCAACAGGACGCAAAAAAACTGTGAAACTCACTTCATCACAGGTAGCAATTGCTAAAAGATTAGGAGTGCCACTGGAAGAATATGCGAAACAATTAAATATCACGGAAGGAGTATAGGCATATGGAAAAAGATAAAATGAAAACTTCACGTGCGAGTCAGACTAGAGCTAAAACAGAAGCTAAAAAAGTTTGGACTCCACCCACTTCTCTTGATGCACCGCCTGCGCCAAAAGGCTTTAGACATCAATGGATAAGAGCAGAAATATTAGGACATCAAGATACGTCCAATATTGCTCGAAATCTTAGAGAAGGTTATGAATTAGTGAGAGCTGATGAATATCCTGATCAAGAATTTCCATCGATGAGCGAAGGTAGATACGCAGGAATGATCGGAGTAGGTGGCCTATTGCTGGCTAGGATACCAGAAGAGATTGCGCTTCAAATTGATGAGTACTATAAAAAGCAAACTCAAAACAAAGAAGAAGCAGTTAATAACAATCTTATGAAGGAACAGCACCCAAGTATGAGGTTCTCGAAAGAGGCCGATACTCGTGTAACCTTCGGTGGTACAAAGAAAAGCTAATTTTTTAGTAATTCCTACACCAACGAATAACTTAAACCGTACTGGAGGCCCTTCGGGGCAGGTACATAAAAAGGAAACAAACTATGGCAAATGCAAGTACAACTGGATTTGGCTGCAGAATGGTTATGAACGTTGGTAATACTCCAGCGACTTCAGGACAATCTGAGTACAAAATCCAAACTGCGCCTGGCGTAGCTTCAAACAAAGGTGATCCAATGTCGTTAAACGATGGTGGAGCAACTGCTGGCGAAGCTGGTATGGCACAGGACGCTTGTTTTACTACTACTGACGATGGTGGAGCAGGTGGAACTTCTTGGACAACAGCAAGTTCTGCTCTTCTAATAGGTGTTTTCAACGGAGCATTTTTTATTGACTCTAATGGAAAACCTACATTCGCAAACAATGTAGTAGCATCACAGGCAACGTCAATAGACTACAATACTGGGTCTAATGACATATTAGCTTTCATCAATGATAATCCTAATCAGGAATACGTTGTAAAAGCTGATGCGGCTTTAGCGGACACTCTTCTTGGAGTTAATCCCCATAAAGGCTTTAATATGAACAACTACACAGCAACAGATAACAAAGATGGTCAATCGGTCTCTACGTTAGATGTTGGTTCTACTGCTACAACAACAATGTTTACAGTAGTAAGAAACGCAAACGATCCTGAAAATAAGGACCAGACAGCCGCTGGCTGTAACTTCGTGGTCACTATTATGAAGGGTTCTGCGCTGTATAACTAATAGCAAATAGGAGTATATAACTATGGCAATATCAAGAGCACAACTAGTTAAAGAACTAGAGCCTGGTCTAAATGCACTATTTGGACTAGAGTATAAACAATACGCTAACGAGTGGACTGAAATATTCGATTCAGAATCATCTGACAGAGCTTTCGAAGAGGAAGTAATGTTATCTGGTTTCGCGAATGCAGCGGTTAAACCTGAAGGTCAAGGAGTAACATTTGATGATGCTCAAGAAACTTTCACGGCTCGTTACACAAATGAAACAATCGCATTAGCGTTTGCAATCACAGAAGAAGCTATCGAAGATAACTTGTATGACAGACTAGCGTCTAGATATACAAAAGCGTTAGCAAGATCTATGGCAAGCACTAAGAATATCAAAGGCGCAGCAGTTTTAAATAACGGATTTGATTCTAACTATGCTGGTGGAGATGGTAAGGAGCTTTTTGCTACTGACCACCCTACATTAGCTGGTACGTTTGCAAACGAGTTATCGACAGCAGCTGAACTTAATGAAACATCATTAGAACAAGCGTTGATCGACATCGCAGCGTTCACTGATGAAAGAGGCCTAAAAATTGCAGCACAAGGAGTTAAAATGATAATTCCTTCGGCGCTTCAATTTACTGCTGAGAGATTGATGAAATCTCAAGGACAGACAGGTACTGCAGATAACGATATCAATGCAATTAAAAGTATGGGAATGCTTCCGCAAGGATACGCAGTCAACCACTATTTAAGTGCAACTAAAAAATGGTTCGTTAAAACTGATGTACCAAATGGTCTTAAGCATTTTGAAAGAACACCTATCGCAACTAAGATGGAAGGTGACTTTGATACAGGCAATGTAAGGTACAAAGCTAGAGAGAGATACGTTTTCGGATTCTCTGATCCTAGAGGTGCCTTTGCATCAAATGCGACGTAATAACTAATAATTTTTGTGGCGGGACATTGTTCCGCCACAATCTTAAAATAGAGGTGAGAGAATGAAGAAATTCCTAGTAAAAATATTTGCATATCAATATGGCACAGAATTTGAAATTTTGGCTGAAGACAATGTTGAATCTATTGAAAATTCAATAGTTGACAAACTAGGAGAAAAAGGTGTAAAGTGGGAATATCTTGGAGAAATGAATGATCCCAAGATAAACAGAATAACCTATGAGGAGGTTGTTGATGGTACAAGACCTGTACAAACAAAAACGGTCCTTGGAGTTGAAGTGGCAGTTGGAGTATGAGCAACAAGGTAAATATACTCTGGATATGGTCAGGATTGATAACGCAATTAGAGAAGTTATCACTGAGATAAAACTCGAAGAGTCCAAAATAGCAGATAGACAAAATAACATTGAAATGTCTGCACCTAGAGTTTCAGTAGCTACTTAAACGCTACATTTTAAAAATCACAACATAATCAAAGCCCTCTTGCGCTCTAGTTAAATCTACGCTATAAAGTAAACACTATACAATTAATTAGAATACTGACGAGTATAGTCGACGGCCTAGAGACAGTATTCAGAAACTAGGAGGATATAATTATGGCAACAACTACATTTTCGGGACCGATAAAAGCGGGAACGATTAGAAATACAACTGGAACTACACTTGGTTCTGATGTTAAAAACACAGGTCAAGTTGTAATGGCACAGACATTTTCAACAGGGACTGCTCTTGCGAGTGGAGCTTCTGCTGCAAATTCAACTACTGTTGTTATTCCAGCAAACTCACAAATTATTGACATAGTGCTTGATAAACCGACAGCGATGGGAAATGCTACTTGCGTTTTCAGTATCGGAGATACAGTTGGTGGAAACAAAACTTTCATTAATGACTATTCAATTACAACAGGTTCTGGAGCTGGAAGATGTTATCCAACTACTGAAGCTGGTGGAGCATTAGCTTGGGCTGATACAGGAACATCCGATGTTAAAATTACATGGACAAGTACTGGTGCAACTAACGCTGGTGAAGTTAGAGCTACTATTTTGTACCAACAAAATAATAACCTACAATAATAAATAATTAAGTGCTCCTTCGGGAGCACTTTTAATAATAGGAATAAAATATGAGCACATATCCAGTTAATGTAAAAGCGAATAGTACGGCGGTTGCTACTGCAGCCACACATACTATTTTTGCGGGACCAGCAAGATGCTTAGGTATTTATATGGTTCAGCCTAAAGATTTGGCAACTTCAACAGTAACTATACAAGATGATTCTACGGCAGTTGCTATTTTTAATTTACCAGCAACTGATGATGCGTCTAATAAAGGAGCTGTAACCCAATACGTTCAATTTCCTGGAACAGGAATTAAATGTGATACAAGTTTGAAAGTTACATTAGACAGAGCAACACCAGTTACCGTATTCTACGGCTAGGAGATTAAATGGCGACGATTACTTTTACAGTCACTGTCGCAAGTGGCACGAACGCCTTTGGTACCGGTGATAAATTTTATATCAACGGGACAGTCAGTCCTGTTTTAGAATTACAAGAAGGCAATACCTATATATTCGATACTTCGGATAGTAGTAATGCTAGTGAAATTTTATCTTTTTCATCTACTAAAGATGGAACCCATACAACAGGGGGAGCCGAATATACCACAGGTGTTACAAAAACAGGAACGGCAGGTGCAGCTGGAGCTAAAACAACTATTATAGTTGCCCCAGTTTCAACTACAGGAGCTCCTACTTTATTTTATTATAATTCAGGTGCGTCGGGTACGTCCGGAATGGGAAATACGGCAAACACTATTTCTCCCACTTCAGGAGTAACAAATAAATTTAATCCACAAATCGATGATATTATTGAAGAAGCTTTTGAAAGAACAAATATTAGAGGAACAAGAACAGGTTTTCAATTAAGATCAGCAAGACGTTCTTTAAATATTATGTTTCAAGAATGGGCAAACAGAGGGGTCCATTTATGGAAAGTTAAATTAGCAAAAGTACCTTTAGTAGAAGGGCAAGCAGAATATAGTTATTCAACCGATTCAACAAATTTTCCTAATGATATTAGTTCTTTATTAGAAGCTTACTATAGAAATAATACTACCACTACGGCTCCTTCAGATATTGCTTTAACTCAAATTAGTAGATCCGCGTATAACGCTACTCCTAATAAGTTAACAAAAGGAACTCCTTCTCAATTTTATGTGGAAAGAAAAATAAACCCAAGCGTGTTTTTATATGCTACACCAAGTTCAGATGTTTCAAGTACAACTACTCCTAGTAGTTATCAATTTTGTTTTTATTATTTAGCACAAATAGAAAATCCAGGAGCTTATTCAAATACTTCTGATGTTGTAAATAGATTTTATCCATGTATGATGTCGGGACTAGCTTATTTTTTAAGTATGAAATTTTCTCCTGAAAGAACTATTGAACTTGAAAGAATTTATGAAAGTGAAATGTTAAGGGCGTTAGATGCAGACAATCAAGGAACGTCTACATTTATATCTCCTAAAACATTTTATGGTGATGGAGTAATGTCATAATGGGAAAATTTGCTACAGGAAAAAAAGCATATGCTATTTCAGATAGAAGTGGATTAAGATTTCCTTATACTGAAATGGTTAGAGAATGGAATGGTTATCTAGTTCATTATTCAGAATATGAAGAAAAACAACCACAGCTGGAGCCTAAACCTGTAGGCAATGATCCACAAGCTTTACAGAATCCTAGAGTTCAAGGAAAAGACACACCTCAATTAATTTTATTAAAAAATAATCCTTTTGAAATTGTTAAGTACGGCGGTAATACTTATGTTAATGTTTATTCTTTAGACCATCAACGATCCGCTGGTTCTACAGTTAGATTAAGAGGTGCTCCTCGAGTAACAGGAGCCGGTCCCGGAGGAAGTGATGAGGCAGATCTTGTAAATTTACAATCTTTTGCTTCGATACCAAATATAGCAGGAGTAACTGATATTGATTCTGCAAGTGGATTTACTATCTCTTTAGGAAGAATAAATTCAGCAGGAAACGTAACAGGAGCTACTACATCTGATGCTTTAACTAATCCTATTAGTTATTTTTATTTTCAAAGCACGGACACAGCAACAACCACAGATGTTTTTGGTGGGGGCCAAAATTGTTCAGCGGGTCCGGTAACATTGGAGGCTTTATAAGATGGCATATCTTTTATCAAATTTAAGAACAGATCTTAGAAATTATACAGAAGTAAGTTCAACTGTTTTAACAGATGCAGTTTTGGATAGAATTATTCAAAACGCAGAGAATGGAATTGAAAGGTCTGTACCAACAGATCAAAATGCTCATTATGCCACATCAAACTTAGTAGTGGGAAATAGATATGTAACTATTCCAGATGATTTAAGATCAATTAACTATGCTCAATTAACAGATGCCGCTGGAAATCAAACTTATTTAGAACAAAGAGATCCTAGTTTTATGGCTGAATATTATTCTACGCCGGATGCTAATTCAGTAAATATTCCAAAATATTATGGAAATTGGGATGAAACTTATTGGGTGGTTGCCCCTACACCAGATAAAGATTATAAAATTACATTAGCTTATAATAGAGAGCCATATAGTTTAACAGATACTGTCAATCCTACAACGGCTCCTGCAGCAACAAATGGTACTTATTTATCTAATAAATATCAAGATTTACTTTTATACGGCTGTCTGGTAAATACATATGGGTACTTGAAAGGACCGCAGGATATGGTACAATATTATCAATCGCAATATCAAAATGCGCTTACCACGTATGCAACTGAACAAATCGGTTACAGACGCAGAGACGAATATGAAGATGGTATGATTCGTCAACAATTAAAATCTCAATCACCATCAAGTTATGGAACCAAATAAGGAGAAAAAAATATGGCAAACTATGTACCATACGAGTTTAAAAAAGATTTATTAAAAGGAAATTTTGATTTTCCAAGTGATACAATCTATTTAGCTCTTTACACAAGCGTTAGTGCTTATCCAGTAGCAAGTGCAACTGTTTATTCTAGTGCAACAGCAGGACAAGTTGCAGCGACAGGAAATTACGCTACAGATGGCAGAACATGTGGTGCAGCTTCAGTTGCTAATGCAGGTTCACAACCTCAATCAATTTATCTAAACTTTGCAGGAGACGGAAGTGGAGCCAACACAATTACATGGTCTACTTCAACTATTACTGCAGCTTACGGAGTCATGTATCAAAGACAAGGCTCAGGCGGTACAACAGCTAATCAAAGATTAGTTGCGGTTCTAGATTTTGGTGGTTCAAAATCTTCATCTAATGGAGATTTTAAAGTTGTGTTTCCTACTGTTAGTACAGGAGCTGATGCAATTTTAAGTATAACGTAAGGAAATTAAATGGCATTCGTTTTAAACGATAGAGTAAAAGAAACTAGTACTACAACAGGTACCAGTCAAACGACGTGGACATTAGCTGGCGCAGCTACTGGTTATCAAACTTTTAATAGCGGAATTGGAAGTAGTAATACTACTTACTACTGTATTTTTAATAACCCTGATGAATGGGAAGTTGGTTTTGGAACTTTAAGTACCTCAACTAATTTACAAAGAACAACTATTCTTTCTAATTCAGATGGAAATACTTCTGCAGTTAATTTTGGTTCTGGAACTAAAGATGTATTTTGTACTTTACCAGCGAGTAAAGCTGTTGTTGAAGAATCAGATGGAGATGTAACTTTACCAGCAGATTTAACAATTGGTGCATTATTAAAAATGCCAACCAACACAGCTAATAAAATATTAGTTGCAGACGGTACTTCTTTTGAAGAAGTAGATATGTCAGGAGATGCGACTATTGCTACAGGTGGAGCATTGACATTAGATAATACAGGAGTTTCGGCAGGTTCGTATACTTCGTCAAATATAACAGTTGACGCAAAAGGAAGAGTAACTGCGGCAGCTAGTGGATCAGGAGGAGCAAGTAACGGTTTTGTGATTGCAATGTCGATCGCACTCTAGTATAAGGAAATTATGGCACAGAATTTTAAAAATTATGTTCAAGAAGCAATTGGTACGGGAGCCGTTGATGTTTTAGGCGGCGCAACAAATAGTATTGATTGTTTAATTAGCGTTAGAATGGCTAATATATTAACCACAACAATAACAGTAGAAGCTTATATCGAAAGAGGTGGAACTAATTACTACTTAATTAAGAATGCGCCCATTGTAAGCGGCGGATCATTAGAATTAATCGATGGGGGCAGTAAGATTGTTCTTGCTTCTGGAGATCAACTGTATGCAAAATCAGATACGGCTTCATCTTTGGCAATTGTAGTAGGCGCAGTAGATGATATAAGTACATAGGAGAATTCATGGCGTATTTAGGAAACAGACCAAAAAATAATTTATTAACCATGAACTCTTCGCAGTACAGTGGTAATAATATACTTACAAATTTTACACTTTCACAATCTGTCGGAAACGTTAACGAAATTGAAGTCTATGTTGGAAACGTCCGTCAGGATCCATTTTCAGCTTATTCAGTAACAGGCGGAACAACTTTAGCTTTTACCGCAGCCCCTCCAACAGGCACTAATAATATTTATGTAGTATACCAAGGTAAAGCTGTAGGTACGACTACACCTGGAGAAAACTCAATTGAATACGGAATGATAAAATCAATCAATGGTGGCTATGAAAATTTAGCAACTATATCAACTTCTATTACTGTTGCAGCAACAGATAATATGATGTTGTGTGGTCCTGTTAGTATGACAGGCACTGTTACAGTAAGTGGAACTTTAACGATAGTATAATATGGCAACTTTATTTGTAGATAAACTAGACCCGCAATCAGGAACAAGTTTAGAGATAGGCTCTTCAGGAGATACTATTACTATTCCAAGTGGTGCAACACTTACTAATAATGGGACAGCAACAGGTTTTGGTGGTACTAATAGCCCACGATTTTTAGCAATTCAAACAGGAGATCAAATTCCTGGACACAATACAACTGTTAAAATTAGTTTTAGTAGTGAAATTTATGATGTAGGGAGTTGTTATGACCCTACAACAAATTATAGATTTACCGTTCCAGCAGGGGAAGGTGGATTATATCAAGTTTCTATGATGTTTTGGATGTATGACAGTGCAGGTAGTTTACAAGTAGTAACCGGTTATATTTATAAAAATGGTTCATTATATATAAATGAAACTTCTACATGGCAAGCCGATCAACATGGTGGATCTATAGGTATAAGTGCACCTATAGAATTATCAGCTGCGGATTACCTTGAAGCATATGCTTATGTGCAAGAAAGTGGAGCTGATACTGCTAAAATTTCTGGATCTGGGACAACTTCAAACTATAGAAACTTTTTTAGCGCTTACAAGATGATAACTTAGAAAAATTATGGGAACACTTAAAACAACAAACATACAATCGATATCTGGATCAGGAACAGTGACCCTTGGTGTATCTGGGGAAACTTTTACTAATGCTGCAGGAACTACGTTTACAGTTTCAAATGGAACAATGTCTGGACAAATGTATCCAGCTTTTGCAGCATATCTTACTGCGGATCAAACAATTACAAATGCTACTTATACAAAAGTAGCTATGGCTAATGAATACTTTGATACTGATAGTGCTTATGATGCGTCGACAAATTATAGATTTACCGTCCCAACAGGAAAAGCTGGGAAATATTTTTTATATGGTAGACTTTTTTGTGACTCTGGAACAAATAGTGAAATGAATTCTGTTATTATGGCATTTAAATTAAATGGTTCTACTTATATAAGAGAGCAAAGTACAAATATGGCAAGTAATCCTGGTAGAAATTTAGGGTTAACTTTAACAGCAATAGTAGATTTATCAGCTTCAGATTACATAGAACTTTGGGTAAATCCAAATGATGCTTCTGGAAATCCAATAGTAGATGGAGCAACAGTTTTTGGTGCATCTGGTGCTGGAAATGAATTTGGTGGATACAGGATAGGAGCATAATGGGATCAATTATTAAAGTAAACGAATATAAAGATTTTAACAACAACGACATCATGACGAGTGATGGTGCTGGGGTTATTACTATTAATGCTGCTACATTAAAAAACACTCCAGGTTTTTTTGCTTATTTAGGTTCTGATCAAACTGGTTTTAGTGAAAATACGTACACTTTAGTTGCTTGTGCTAGCGAAGATCATGATACAGATGGTGCGTATGACACCAGCACATACAAATTTACTCCCCAAGTAGCAGGAAAATATTATATTTATGGTTCTGTAAGGGCGCAAGAAAGTGCATCAAATACAAACCAAGTGGAAATGGCTATTTATAAAAATGGAAGTGCTACTAATGCAGGTTTTGCAACAATTGATGACAGAAATAATCCAGGAGCAGATACTACAACTCAAATATCTCAAGCTATTGATATGAATGGATCATCAGATTATGTACAAATTTATTGTAAAGTAGAAAATGCTAGTGGAGCAGCAACAGGTTTTAAAGGAACAGGAACATATTTTGGGGGATATAGATTACTAGGATAGATTATGGCATTAAGTAAAATAGACGCGGCAAACTTTTTAACAGGTACAATACCACAAGGTAATGTAGCTAATGCATCTTTAAATGCAGTTACTACTTTACCAGCTGGTGTAGGTGGTAAGGTTTTACAAGTTGTTACAGCAACAGATAATACACAAAGATCAACAACTTCTACAAGTTTTGTAACTGGTTCTAATACTTTATCAGTTGACATAACTCCATCTGCAACTTCATCTAAAATTTTTGTTACAACTCAATTTACTGTTGGTACTGCAGTAGATGATCAACATGCTACTTATACAATTTATAGAGATAGTACTGATTTAGGGGACGGTAGTGGTAATGGTATGCAAAGATGTGCAGCTTACAATGTAGGATGGGATGTGTATTTTCCTTGTGCTATGAGCATTCTTGATTCACCTTCATCCACTTCTGAGTTAACGTATCAAGTCTATATGAAAACAAGTACAAGTTCTGGTTATATTAATTATGGTGCTGGTAAAGTATCAATAACAGCATATGAGATTTCAGGATAAATTATGAACACAGTAATAAAAGCAATACTTAAAATAAATCCTAATGCTGAAGTAAGTGTTAGTGCAGATGATATAAATACTATTGTTTGGGAAAATGGAACATCACCAATTCCTAAAGCAGACATAGAAGCTAAAATACCAGAGGTAGAATTAGACAATGCTATGGCAGATTTAAGACAAAAAAGAAACGCTAAATTAGCAGAAACAGACTTTCATGGAATGTCTGACAGAACCATGTCAAGCGATATGACTACTTACAGGCAGGAA